AAGAGCTTAGAGTTCTCAGTTAAGAAATTACTTGAAAGCAAGATAGCCTCAATGAACGCTGGGGCTTACTTTGAGGTACAGGATAAACGCATTAACACTAAGCGTGGTGGCGTGATTATCTTTGAAGGCTTACAAAACCATACAAGCGATTCAATCAAGTCACTAGAAGGCTTTGATAGAGCATGGGTAGAGGAAGCGCAGACACTTTCACAGCGTAGCCTAGATATATTAAGACCAACTATTCGTAAGACAGGCTCACAGATATGGTTTTCATGGAATCCTAATCTTGAGACTGACCCTGTTGATGCTTTACTTAGATGCGAAACGCCACCAACTGATTCAATCGTAGTTCAAGCCAACTATAGAGATAACCCATGGTTACCTGCTGAGTTAGTTGCCGAAGTTGAGTATGACATGAAGCGAGATCCTGAAAAGTTCGCCCATGTTTGGCTAGGTGAGTATCAGCGCAATAGTGAATCGCGAGTGTTTCGTAACTGGCGTGTTGAAGAGTTTGAAAGTAAGCCTGGTGTATCTTACAGAATGGGCGCTGACTGGGGCTTTGCTATTGACCCTAGCGTGTTGATTAGATGCTATCTGGAAGGTCGAAATCTTTATGTTGATTATGAAGCATATATGGTTGGTTGTGAGATTGACCAGTTACCTGATTTGTTTGACCGTGTTCCTGATGCTCGCAAGTGGTTCATTACTGCTGATAGCGCAAGGCCTGAAACTATTAGCTATATGCAGAAACATGGCTATCCAAAAATTAACGCAGCTATCAAAGGCGCTGGCTCGATTGAAGACGGTATTGAGTTTCTAAAGTCTTACGATATTATTGTTCACCCACGTTGCCAGCATACAATTGATGAACTCACTATGTATAGCTACAAGATAGACCCACTAACAAATAAAGTAATGCCACAGTTAAACGACAAATATAACCATGTGATTGATGCGCTTAGATATGCCTGTGAAGGTGTGCGTAAGGCCACTAACAACTTTGGCGCCAAGATTAAATATAACAGTAAAGGAATTGTCTAATGAAACCTGAAGAACGCGCTGAGTTAGTCAGACTTAAAGAGTTAAAGAAAGCTAAAGAGGCTAATGAAGAAGTTAAGCCTGAAGTTAAACCTAAACGTGGGCGCAAAGCTAAATGAAATACGATGATGAATCATTAGAAGAAGGCGAAGATAACGAAAAGAAAGAGGTTATCAAGCTAACTGATAATGAGATTCTAGCGGCTATTGATGACGAGGAAACTAACGCCTATGGTTATCTATCAGGAGAATTAGCCCATCAAAGAGCGCAAGCGCTAAATTATTACTATGGCGCTGACTATGGCAATGAAGAAGAAGGCCGTTCGCAAGTAAAGACTAGCGAGCTATCAGATGTTATTGAATCTGTTATGCCTAGCCTGATGAAAGTATTTGCAGGTGGAGAGCAGGTTGTTAAGTTCAGCCCACGTTCAGCCGAAGATATAGAACAATCAGAGCAGGAATCAGATTATATCAACTGGCTAGTTCTTGAAAAGTCTGCTGGTTTCAATATCCTATATTCATGGTTCAAAGATGCGTTATTGCAAAAAAATGGCTATGTCATTGCATCATGGGAAGAAACTAAAAGCGCACTAGAAGAAGTTTATCAAGGCTTGCAGCAAGAGGAGCTTGTCTATCTATTGCAAGACCCTAGCATTGAAGTATTAGAACATACACCAAGTGTTAATGCGTTTGGCGAACAAGTACACGATGTAAGGATTAGCAAGACTGATGAAGATGGTGAGTTAAAAATATACAACATACCACCTGAAGAAATGCTTGTTTCAGTAGATTGTCCAACTACTAACCCTAAAGATGCTAACTTCGTTCAATGGCGTACTATTCGTACAATCAGTGAAATACGCGAGTTAGGTTATGATGTAGCTGATGATATTGCAGACGATGACGATTACCGATTAGAGCTAGAAAGCAATGCGCGAGACCAGTATGATGAACAAAGCACTATTCAAGAAGGTGCAGACGCTTCAACTAGGCGCGTAGTATTTAAGCGTACATGGATGCGAATTGATACTAATGGCGATGGCATTGCAGAGTTAATGTTTATCTGTCATATCGGCTCTACAATATTACACAAAGAAACAGTGGATATTATTCCTGTATCTTGCTTAACCCCTATCCCAGTGCCACATCGTCATATTGGGCGTTCATACGCTGATTTGATTATGGATTTGCAATTACAAAAGTCCACGATGTTAAGGCAGATATTCGATAATATGTATCTAGCGAATAACGCTAGAACTGGTATTGATGCTGATAACGTCAACTTAGATGATATGTTGACTAGCACTCCTGGTGGTGTTGTTCGCACTGTTGGGCCACCATCAAATTCAATTATGCCTATCGTTGTGCCTAACGTAGCTGGCAATGGCTTTCAAATGCTCGAGTACATTGACAGTTTAGTCGAAGTTAAAACAGGTGTAACTAAATATAATCAAGGTATGGATGCTAACAGCCTGAACAAGACAGCAAGCGGTATATCTCAGATCATGAGTGCTGCACAGCAACGCATCGAGCTTGTTAGTCGTGTGTTTGCTGAGACAGGCGTTAAAGACTTATTTCAGACAGTTCATGCCATTGTATTGAAACACGCAAAAAAACAAGAGATTGTGCAATTGCGGAATAAATGGGTAGCTGTTGACCCACGCCAATGGGCTAAACGCTCTGATATGACAGTTACAGTAGGTTTAGGTACAGGCAATAAAGACCAGCAACTATCACACATCATGAATATTCTTAACGTGATGAAAGAGGCAATGGCTGGTGGAGTTCCTATTGTTACGCCTGATAACTTGTATAATGCGGTTATTGAGTTGACTAAAAACGCTGGATTTAAAGATGCCAACAAGTTTTGGACTAACCCAAAAGAGATACCACCTAAAGAGCCACCTCCACCTGACCCAATGATTGCGATTAAGCAACAAGAGATTCAAGGCAAGCAACAAGAATCAATAGCTACATTCCAAGCTAATCAGCAACAAGTACAACAAGACATGGCATTTAAGGCGCAAGAGGCTGAACGCTCGCATCAATTAGCTATTGCTGACTTACAGTTAAGAGAGAAACAACTAGCGCTAGACGAACATAAACTAGCATTAGAAGCTAGAAAAGTTGATATTGAAGCGCAACTAACAACCGCAAGCATGGCAATTGGCATTGCTGACGGTCATGTAAATAGAGACCATCAAAAAATGAGCAATTCTATGAATAATGGGAACTTAAATGAGCCTAACTAAAGACTTAGATAGAGCATTGCAAGCAAAGCAACTGCTAGAGAATCCTATATATGTTGAATCTTTTGAGATTGTGCGTAATGGCATTATCAACGCATGGGAGAATAGCCCTATTCGTGATACAGAAGGCCAGCATGAGCTTAGGTTGATGCTTAAATTGCTAAACGATTTGCAAAACAACATTAAGCGCGTAGTTGATAGCGGAAAACTTGCAGAAATTGAAATAGAACGGCAAAAAAAGCCGTTATTTAACGTATTTAAGAGGGCTTAACAATGGGACTAACAGCACAACAATATAAACCAGTAAGAAGTGGAACATTAACAAGTTCGACACCAGTAGTTATTTCTATTGATGCGCTTGAATGCCCTTTTACTATTACATTAAACACTACTTATGCAAGTAAGTTAATTGAATTATCAACTGATGGCGGTGTTCTATACTTTACTCCAACATATAACACAAGCCATGCTAGTCAATTGATTGTAGCTGTAGCTTCACCAATAAGTCATATAAGGTTGACAGGTCAAAATGGAGACATTTGGAGTATTCGATAGTGTTCCAATAATGTACCTATCACTATAGGTTATATTTAATTTTCACAACAAGCCCTTCGGGGCTTTTTTTACGTTTGTAGCAACCGTAAGGACTACATTTTAGGAGTAACAAAATGGCAGAACAACCAGCAATGGATTCGCAACCGCTATCAGTGGAAGACCGATTGATGGCAAATTTAGATGTACCTGATGAAGAAGTGGAGACAGAAGAAATAGAAGTTGAAGCAACCGAAAGCGAACCTGAAGAGGCAATCGAAGAAGGCGAAGCGGAAACTGAAGTTGAGGCTGAATCTAGCGAAGTCATCAATATTGACGGTGAGGAATATGAAGTGCCTGTACCGTTAAAAGAGGCGTTTATGCGCCAGCAAGACTATACCAAAAAGACACAAGAACTAGCGGTACAGCGCAAAGCGTTAGACGAGCAAATTCAGCTCAGTCAACAGCAAGCGCTGTATCAGCAACAGTTTCAAGAGCAGATTGGTACGATTAGCGCATTAGATGCACAGATGAAACAATATGAGCAAGTAAATTGGCAGGAATTGCAAGAAAATGACCCTGTTCAATTTGTAAATCTACGTGAGAAATACCGCGACTTGAAAGATGCGCGCAATTACTACTCTCAAGATTTGAACCAAAAGCAACAACAGCAAGCTATTCAAACTCAGCAGCATTATGCCAAGCTGAAAGAACAAGGCTTAAAGGACTTGCAGAACTCAATCAAAGGGTGGGGCGAAGAACGTGCAAGAGAGATAAAGACATTCGGGACAGAAGCCTATGGTTTTGATGAATCTGAATTAGCAAGCATTATTGACCCGCGAATGGTCAAGGTTTTACATGATGCTTACCTTTATCGCAAAGGCGCTTCAGCATCTACTAAAAAAGTCATTGGCAAACCACAACTTGGTAAGCCTAAAGCGGCACAGTCTCAAGTTACACAAAACACACAAAAACTCCGTCAGGCTCTTAAAAAGACTGGCGATAAACAATATGCAGCACGAGCAATCGAGGCTCTTTTATAAAGGATATAAATTATGGCAGTTTCAGCAACCAACACCTATACTGGCGTAGGTAAAGCAGAAGATTTTGAAGACATTATCTTTGACATTTCACCAACAGAGACACCATTGCTTACAATGGCTAAACGTCTTAAATCAACAGCAACATTGCACCAATGGCAAACAGACGTATTAGAATCAGCAGCAGCTAACCGTCAACTTGAGGGTGATGATGCATCATACGCAACACACGCAGCAACAACTAACTTGGCTAACTACCAACAAATTTCACGCAAAACAGTACAGATTTCAGGTACATACGATGCTGTGAAAAAATATGGTCGTAAGTCTGAAGTTGCTTATCAATTAATGAAAGCAGGTAAAGCATTAAAACTTGATATGGAATATGCTTTGGTGCGTAACCAAATCGGTACAGCAGGCGGTGCTGGTACAGCGCGTTCAAGCGCAGGTTTGGAATCATGGATTAGTGGTAATCGTATCTTAGCAACAGGTTCAACAGCAGGTACAACACCAGCAATTACAACTACACCTGGCACAGCAATTACAGACGGTACTTCAGTGACATTTGTTGAAGCCGACTTGAAGTTAGCATTGCAGGCCGCATGGGTAGATGGTGGTGACCCTTCTGTAATCATGTTATCAGCAACGAATAAAAACCGTTTTGATGGCTTTGCAGGTATTGCGACTAAATACAGCGAAGTTAAAGGTTCTAACCAAGCAACGATTACAGGTGCGTCAGACATTTATGTATCAAGCTTTGGTAATCACACAGTTAAGTTAAATCGTAACCAACGTGACCAAGCTGTACTTTGTATTGACCCTGAGTACGTTGGCGTATCTTTCTTACGTGGTATCCAAAAAGAACAACTTGCGAAGACGGGCGATGCTGAAAAATGGCAAATCTTGGCTGAGTATGGTTTAGTTGTTCAAAACCCCGATGCTCATGC